CTAATTGCATTGCTTGGGTTTTATCGGTAGTCCGAGAACTTCGGCGTACCCGCTCACCCGTTGGTGAGGTGTACGAGTAATGCCAGATTTCCCCTCTTTTCTTGAGGGAGATGATTTGACGCGACATAAATTCTCCTTATGCCCCATCTCTTGTTCGGGGCGATTTTGACTATTTTTTACAAAAAACTCAAGCTCTTTAGGATCAAACCTCCAATACTTACCAATTTTATAAGCGGGTATTTCTTTCTTTTTCGCTCTTTCTCTCACTGTTGCTGGATGCATATTAAGGAGCTTTCCAGCTTTTTCTGTATTTATAAACTCCATATTCCCTCCAATAAAATAGGCTTTTTAGCCTTAGGTTGCATTTCTGGTAATCCCTATCTCATCTTCAAATGCCAGCAATCGCACGGCTTGGAGTTGAGAGGTGTTCTGTTGCAAATGGCATTCATATTCGCTAAGCAAAAAGCTATCTTTCTCTACCTTAATACCAATATCACGATCTTTGAAAACGATCTCGACATCAATAAAGGTGAATGCGTCCTCAAGGGCGTTGCCTCGCCTGATGTTGTTAATTAAGACGTGATCGACAAAATAGTCAAAAGGCTTAACGTGCAGCATTGCGAGGCGTTCGCAAAATAGGCTTTTTAAACGTTGTTGGCATTCGATCACGTTGTCGAGTTGAATATCTACGCCGTACACGCTCGCTAGTGCCTGATACATATTCAGCACCTTGTAATAAGGACGCTTTGGACCTACGAGGATTTTACATAGCTTGCGGTTGAGTATGTCATATAAAAAATTCCCCGTGCCACAGCTAGGTTCGAGAATTTTCTTTTCAGGCTCAAAGCTCTCTTCGGGTAAAAGTGCGGTCATTTTTTGCACCAGTTTTTGCGGCGTGTACACCTCGCCAAACGCTCTTACTCTCGTTTGGGATTTGATGAGTTTTTCCATAGGGTTTCCTAATAAAAAAGCCTACAAAGTAGGCTTGGGTTGAGTTAATTTTTTGTGATTAAATCAGTGGTTATTCCACAATAATGCCCATCGCAGTCTGAGCTTAAATCGAGTTCGAACGCACACCACAACAAGCCGATAATCATTAAAATCTTGAACATAATTTCACCTTTTTGCTGAATTTTGGTTGAGCAAAACTGCCACACGGTTCACGAGGAAGTGCGGTCGGTTTTTGGGGCGTTTTTAGAAGCCTAGCTGTTTTTGCGTTGGGCTAATTCTTGGGATAACCCGTTGCCAGTTGAGCTTTGTTGAGTGTTTGAACGGCTCAATTAGGCGTTGCATTGTGGCTTGGGTGTGTTCGTAGTGATGTCTGTACTCGTGAGCGTGGCTGTAAACCGTGCCACTAAAGGTTGAGCCAAGGGCGTTGAGTGGCTCGTAAAGGTCAGCAAGTAGGGTGTTCATTCGTTTGTGACTGAACCAGAGCCACGCGAGTTGTTCGAGTTCGTACTCGGTGAACTCGAATGTGTATTTTTTCTCTGGTTCGGGCAAGGCGAGTTGTTGCTGTTTCACTTCGCCTTTGTGCATTGCCAAGAAAGCACGCAAGACAACAAGATGAAATTTCGGGCTTATCCACATTGCATAGGATAGGACGAGTTCTTCGCAAGCCCAAGTGCCTTGAACAGAAATATCTTTGCCACCTCTGATGGTTTTTAGAGCGAAGATCGTTTTTGTGCTTCGGGTATTTTCACTTTCAATTTCTTTGACTAATTCTTTTGTCTGCTCATTACGAACGAACAAACTAGGGCGATGTTTTGGATCATTACCGCTAGCAAGATGAAGATCATTTAATGAATAAAGATTATCCAAAGTGCGGATAGAGTTATTTAAGATTTGTAAGTTTGACATAATTTTGTACCTTTTGGATTTAAGTAATTAATCCGATCATTAAGTGGTGATCGGGGTTCAACTTACCCTCCAAAAGATGGGCGGAACTTATTCAGATGTATTGTATATCGTTCTCTCGCCCCGATCTCATCGGATTAAACCTAAATTTAGGTACAAAAAAACCGCTTTATATCGGAGGCGGAAACCGCTTTTGGAAAGTAAGTGCGGTTATCTTAATCCGAAGTTTGGGCGGTGTCAAATAAAAAATAATTAGTAAATACTAAATAAATCTTGCTTCTTTATGAAGTATAAACTACAATAATCTTGTTTTTGGAATGGTTCTAAAAATGAGAAGCCCGACTGAAATCGGGCATCAAAAAAGGAGTTAGGATATGTGTTTGAAGCTCGCAATCCTAATTATCCTGCTAATGGTGGCAATGCCAGCATTCTAGGATAAACCTGCGGGGGATATGTGGAAGTGTCCCCCAATGGCTCCTACTATAAACCGTTAATTCATTAAATGCAAGAGGTTAATATGTCTCGTGGTCGTCCTAAATCAGGTTTAACGCGTCAAGAACAGCAAGAAAAAAGCGATAAAAAACGCGGCGTGCGTTTGCAATCTTATAAACTTCACGAGGAAACTATCGCTCTTTTAGCTCAGCTTAGCAGCCAAACGGGGCTTTCTAAAACGCAGATTGTTTCAGAGGGAATTAAGCTGTTTGCTGAAACAAATAAGGTCGCTTAATGCGACCTGTTTGGTTATCCTAAATGATTTTGGGCAGTGTCAAATAAAAAGCCCACAATAAACATTGCGGGCTTTCTTAAAATATTACTTGCCTTGTATGTAAACATACATTATAATAATCTCACTTTCAAGGGATAGCTTGAAAGTGAGTGTGAGGCTTAATCCTCACGATAACGAAGAGGATAATAATATGTTAATCCGTATTATCCTAGTTATCGTTTTATTACTCTGGTCTTTGCCAGTTTATTAATCTGATAACTTACTGGGGGAGTACCAGTCCCCCAGTTCTTCAAATCATAGGGAATAATTATGGCATTGTCAAGAACCGAAATAAATGCTCGTAGCGAGGCAAAGCGGGGCATTGTAACGAAGTCTTTTAAAATTCCACAATCTGTTTCAGATGAAATAGATAGGCTTGCTGTTGAGCTTGGTATTTCAAAAGGAAAGATATTAGAACAAGCAATTTTGTTACTTAAACAAGCCCATTCATAACTTCGCAACTGTTCGGAAAAGCCTAACAGTTGGAGTTAGGCTTTTTCATATAATCCACAACCGGCACACTTACCGCTTGCTGTGGCTCAAATTGTTTGCCAGTGGCTAATTGAGCGTAGCCGATGATGTCGTCCCAGTGGTCGGGGAAGGTTTCATCACCATTGCAAATTCGGGTGAGTTTGGCGGCAATCATTGTGGCGGCGTAGGCTTTGACTTTGTTGCGTTCAAATAGCTGACTATCAATAATTGGCTTCATCAGGTGATAAAAGGTTTCTGCACCGCTGATAAAATCGCCGTGCGTTTTTTCTCGTTCGTTGAGTAGCTCGTTTGTGTTCATTTTTTACCTCGTAAAAAAAGCCCTTAAATAAGGGCGATTTGTCTATAATCTAAATTGGTCTAGATTGAATTTATCGTCGAAACTGTCTAAAGTGAAATCTACATAATAGATACGCCCACTTTTCATTATGACTTTAGTTGCTTTAAATTCCCATTTGTCACCTTCTATGATGTCATCTGTTTCTTCATCAAAGCGATAGTAACAATCTTTAATGCATTCTATTTCGTGAAAATTAATCCACGCTCTACCTCCATTAACTAATGTTACGTCGGCAAACTTTAATTTGTCCATACTCTCTCCTAAAATGGAATATCATCATCTAATCCATCATTACCACCCTGCACTGGTGGTGTGTAGTTACCGTTTTTGGCGTTAGCATAAGCATTGGATTTTGTCGATTGCGTTTGACGTGGTGGTGCGTTTGTTTGCGCACCTTGTCCATCTTGGCGACTGTCTAGCATTTGCAATACATCGCCTTGAATTTCAGTGGTGTAACGCTCAATGCCTTGTTGATCTTGCCATTTTCTGGTTCTGATACGTCCTTCAACATACACTTTTGAGCCTTTATGCAAGTATTGCCCTGCAATTTCTGCTTGTCTGCGGTAAAAAACAATGCGATGCCATTCAGTGAGTTCTCGCCGTTCGCCTGTTTGCTTATCAGTCCAGCTTTCTGAGGTTGCCACGCTGATTGTTGCAACCTGATCGCCATTTTGCATTGTGCGGATTTCTGGATCGTTGCCTAAATTGCCGACGATGATGGCTTTGTTTATGCCTGCCATTATTCTCCCCCTTGATTATCTAAACTCGCTTTGCGAGCTAAAATTGCTTGTTCTAACTCTGTTAATAAAATCGGATAATCTTTAAATTTATCAGTAACATATTTACTCATTTCACCTAGCAATTCGAGCGTTTCTGCAGTCGTTATTTTTTGTAGCATTTTATCTCTGTGAACCTCAGCCCTTTTAAAGGTTAAATCAACACCGCTTTCCAACCACTCTACAAGCTGTTTCCCTATTTCAGCGGATAATTTAAATGGATTTCCATTAGGTGGGAATAAGCCTGTACGGTCTTTACTCGGCTGAGCAAAATTGCCGTCGTGGATTAAATCCAATACAGTAGTAAATTCATACTCAATACCGTCATTTTGTTCCGCTTTCATTCCAAGTTTTTGAACCTGCTTGCGACCATTTATTTCTGCTTGAGCGGTCTCAGTTTTACTTCGCATTGTAACAATGATGTGAGTTGGGCTGGCAAGTAAGTCATCAATTAAAGCACGGTGGCGTGCTTTGGTCTCACTCCACGCACTCCAAGTATTTCCTTTGAATTTCGCTTTGGCGATTTCGTCATTTAACTCAAGGCAACCTCCAGCTCCTGACCATTCGTGCGTAATGCTATCAATAATTACGACATCATACCCGTTTTCAACGGCTAATCTAACTGCTTGGCGATAGCGTTCAGGGGTGTAAGGGGCTTCTAGGTCTAGCACATCAAAATCGACCAAATGAGAATAAAGGGAAGCACTCCCTTTTTCGGTATCAATTACCGCAATTCTTCCACCTAGCCCTTTCGCAACAAGCAAAGCCCCATAAGTTTTACCCGATCCACTTGGACCTGTTAAGGCAAGTCTGAGCTTTGATTTTTTTCGTTCTGCTTTTTGAAATTGCATTTGATTACTCCTATTTAATGCTTAACACTTGGCTATCAACCAACCTTGCCCCAATCACATCATCACCCCGTTTCAACGCCTCTTTAATGGCGGTTTTGTTCGGGGTGATTTTGACGCTGACAAGGTTTTCATCAAGGTTATTGGCAAGGAATAAATTGTCGTCAATTTCCACCGCACTTTGTTTTCGTTCGCTGTAGGCAATTTTGAACAGCGGGCTTTCGATTTTGAAAATCCCCGTTTTTTGCATATTGTATTTAAGGTAGTTTTTCACTTCCTCAATACGGTTTTGACGGGCTTTTTTCATTGCCGTTAGTCGCTTGATTTCGGCATCAAGTAAGTCAATATCGCCTTCCACGCGTTTAATGGCTTTAATGGTGTTGATGGCTTTGTTGTTAAACTCATCTTCTATGGCATCAAGTGCGGTGATAATATCCGCATTTTCGGCAAATTCTGGGTTAGCTAAGAGTTCTGCTACGTTGTTGTAGCTTTCTGCGATTTCGTAAAGTTTCATTGTGTGTTTCCTCTGTGATTGTGATAGGCGATTTCGGCATTGGCAAAGTCTTCCGCGTAAAGGGCTTCGGCAATGGTAATCAGGTCATTAATTTCAACCCATTTAAGGGCTTCTTGAATGTGCCTTGTAGCTTCAGCTTTGCGGTAGGCTTTGCCCACCCTATCTTGCTGAATGAGGCTTTCCATTAATGCATCTAGGTTTTTGTTATTCAAATCAATCATAATCCGCCCGCTCCTATGCAGTGGTAATGGCAAAAATCATCGTCTTCATCGATTTCAGGCTCTTCCGTGTCTTGCTCGTCTTCGCGGTAATACTCCTCAAGCAAGCGGTCGCTGTAATCGTCGTAAGCTCGGGCAAGTTCGCTATCGTTCATTGGTTATCTCCTGTTGCAAAAGTGCGGTGTAATTTTTGAGGTATTTTTCAGCCTCAACGGTTAAATTGGGCGGTAAGTCGCCTTGTTCTTGTTGCCACTCAAGGTTGGCTTGGCGTTCCATTTCGGCGAGTTGTTCAGTGCTGAAACCTTGCATTGCGTAGTAATCTTCCGCTGTTTGTGCGTAGGCATCAGCAAGGCTTAGCACGGTGATAATGGCAACAAGAAAGAGTAGGGTTTGTATTGTGTGTTTGATGAGGTCGTGCATTTTGTTTTCCTATAATTCGTCGGTGAGCATATAACTCAATGCGACGGGATCGACTTTAAATTGAAAATAAAATTGGTGGCTGTCTAATTGCTGGTTTGCTCCAATCCAGACCTGTCTTTTTCCTGATTTATTGTTAGGGCATTCTGGCAGAACTTCTTTTGGCAAGAGGAGCAGGTCATAAGCTCCATTGGTGCGTTCCTCTCTGTCGTGTAAGCAAAAAAAGCAATAGAAATCTGCTCGGTCTTCCAGTAAAGCAGGAATATAAAATCGCCACGATTTCTCTTTTTTTCTTGGCACTGAATATAAGATGGATTCTTTCACATCAACGGTTTTCTCGTTGATAATAAAATCGTAACCGGGCATATTTTCCCGTAGCTCCTCGTTGGCATCTAAGGCACTAGGGACAAGTTCTTTAAATTTTGCTTCCGCTCCAATGCCAGAGCTGGTTTTGGTGACATAGCGGGAATCACGATATTCTTGCCATTTTGGAGAATAACCCAATTTTTCAATGGTTTTTGCTACGATCCAAACGCTCAAGCCTGTTTCTTCTGTAATATCTGCGAGCCGTCCGTTATGTTTAAAATAGCCGTTTAACACACGATATTCTGTGGTTTCATTTTGTTGGATAAAGCTATGGTGTTTTAAGGTGTGGTATACTTTCCCCGTCGCAATGCCCGTTTCGGTTGCACAGCGTTTGATATCATCAATGCCGTTATAATGGCATTTCGCCCACGCGATAATGGCGTTTTCCATTTCTTGGGGCAAGCTCTGGCAGGCAGGTTTGGTTGTCTTTTCTTTTTTAGGGAACGGTTCAACTGCAGGTGTTGGTGGTGCTACCTCTTTTCGCTGCAAATAGTTAGAAACACTTTTTCGCATTGAATCAAGCCGTGTTTGTTGTTTGATTTGTTGGGTTAATACTTGCCCGACAATCAGTTCTGTTTGCGTTTCAATCGTCATTTTTAACCTCCAATACATCAAGCGGTCTTTTTACATCAATCATTTTAGGTACGATTTGAATATCGCCTAAGGTTCTTAGTTTTTCTGCTTCAAGTTCTAATTTGCCGATGGTTAAAATCTTATCGGCGATATTAGCGATTTCCCTCGCCCGCTTAACTTCCTTTTCAATTAGCTCTTCGCTTGCGTTATCCTCGCTCAAGCGTTCTAACTGGGCAAAGAGATGTTCGTTTAGATCTCGTAGCTGAACTTTTGCCATTTTGTTTCCTTTTTAATTGCTTTGTGATAGTTTGAGCAAATTGCTTTGCCCACTGATAAGCCTCTTCTTTATTTGTAAAACGTTTTCGCTTCCGTGAGATTTGATGTGGATATCCATCAATGATTTGAAATATCCTCACATCACCACGAAAACAGTCGTGCCGTTTATGTTTAATGTCGTGGCGAAATCCTTTAGTTGAGCCATCGTGGTAAGCACTGCTATGTACGCGATAAATTGGCATTGTTCTTCTCCATCTGTTTTAGATGTCTGAGTAAATAACTTACTTCTGGTTTTAGTAAGCGTTGGGTTTCAAAGGTCAGTAGTTTTCGTCCCGTTCGATAAATTAGCTCATGCGTGAAATGTACTGCGAAGAGTTGGCGATTAATGTCGTCTATCTGTAGGGTGGTTGGATTATCAAACACTACGATATACAGTTTATTGTTGTGATAAAGACTAACCTCACCATATTGCGTTGCAATCTGACTTGTGGTGATGTTCTCACCTAATTTTGATTTAACGTAATCTGCCACCAATGTTTCATAACCACGCTGTTTCATCTCTGTTTCCTTTTTAATCAAATTACTGAATTTAGGGTGTAGAAAACCGCCACACGGTTCACAGGGAAGTGCGGTCGGTTTTGAGTTAGATTTTAAAATTCGCTTCGCGTCTTATGCTGGGCGTGGACGTGTCGATTGATGATTTCCCTTGCTTGTTGGAGGTCTTGCTCGATGTTTGGCGTGAAGACGAACAAGAAGCCTTTTTGTGCGGGTTCGCCCTCTGTGCAGAAATCCCCAATCAGCTTGCTTTTGCCTATGAAATCATTGTGGGCCGTGCCGAGTGCCGCTCGTTGGTAATCGGCGTATTGTGTGCCGTAGCAGTAGATCCGCATTAATAGTTGCAAGAGTTCGTTATCTTGTGGTTCAGGCAGGGCGAGTTGTTGCTGTTCTAAACTGTACTTACCTGTTTTTCTAATCTGCGGTAAGACTTCTTCAAATACCCAGTTTTGGAACTCGATCGCTTCGGCTTTATTTGATCTGAAAATGATCCGATATAAATTAGGTTCATTGATGAAAGTTACTTCTTTTTTGCCACTTGGAAAGCTGATATACATTTTATGTACACCAGCTTCATTAAATTTAAAACGGCTTGCATTTGCGTTACTTATGTTAAGGGCAAGGCATACATCAGTTAAGCAAAAGTGCGGTTCATTTTTGAAAAGTTCTATACGAACAGGGGTTGATTTGAAATCGAAAGTTGAGGTTTGATTTGACATAATTTTTTTATCCTTTAGGTATTTTATATTTCCCTACTGTTGAGATAGGGCGATCGGGTGCTTCAACACTGCCTAAAGTCAGCCTTTCGTTTTTCCTTACGGTATTGTATGTACGAAACGCCACCCGATCATAAAATCAGGATAAAAAAATACCGCACTTTAAATGCGGTTCATTCCGCTTTAGGTCAAGGTGTGTTGAGCACCGTTAGCGGAATAGTAAAATAAAAATCCCACCTTGTAAAGTGGGATTTAGGGATTATTTTTTGATGCTTGTGATAAAACTTGAAAAAATGTTGGGTAAAGTCGTTCGATAAGCTGGCGAACTTCTCGCATTTGTTCAAAATTTAAATTTGGCAGTCTTTCAATGATTTCCTTTTGCATATTTTGGCGTGCTGTTTCTTGTGTATCACGCACTTCACCAATTAATTTATTCACAGCTTCTTCTTCGGTGAGTTGGTGAATTTGGGCGTATTGTTTAATCCATTCCTGATTTTCTTTGCTCACTTTCATATTCTATCCCTTTAGATACAAAAAAAGCCGCTAACGTGCGACCAATCCCGACTTTCGTTTGAAAGTGGGTATATCCTAAATTAAAGGGCGGTGGTTGTCAATTAGATTTTATTCATTGAATTATTGAATTTAAGAATTTTATAAATAACAGGTTCATCTTCAATATATTCAACCAATACATCGACTAAGAAAATTTTTTGATATGGGTATGGTTCATTTAAAATCATTGTTTCTTTAAGCGATCTGTCTTCAAATTTCACTCTGACTGGTTTTGGTGATACTGCGGGAATAATCGCTTTATCGTGAGCTTTGCTTTCTGCATCGGCGGTAGATGACCAGTATAGTGCAGTGTTTGGTATCGTATTGTCATCACGCTCTTTTAATCGTTGTAGCTCTCGGTTAATGTTATTTTGAGCTAGTCCCGCTTGTACATTGTCTGCGTGGAAATGAATATGTACGTCACCTTGATTATTTGATACTTGAAAATTGAATTGAGCTTTTGGATCGATTGCGACAGGTTCTAGAATATTGTGTGCGTTTTTTAGGGTGTTTTTAGTTAGGTGTTCTGGCTTTTCGCCTTTATTTGTTGCCCAATCAAAAAGCATTTTGAGATGACCTCCAAATTCAAGAATAGCACTTGCTTGTTCAATAAGCGGATAAGTGCTTGATACAAGTGCGGCGAGTTCAACAAGAAAACAACCTTGGGTGATTTTTTCTACATAAATATGCTGGTCGCAAGGTTCAATATCAATTTTGTTATTGTGTATGAACTGACGGTATTCAGCAGCGATACCTTCCATACTTTGACAAAATGTGGAAAGTTGTAGGGGTTCGCTGTTATCAATTTCGATGAGTAGTTTCATATTTTTGTCTATTGTGTAATGGGTTTCTGCTACCATACCGCACCTCAAGATTTAGATACAAAAAAAGCCGTATAAGACGGCTTGAAAGTGTGATTATCTTAATCTGAAGTTTGGGCGGTGTCAATAATATTTTATGCTTGAATTATTATATATTTAGCATTATGCTATATTTAATTAATAAATTAGTAAAAAGGAGATTAACTTGACAACGCAAACATTAACCCCTAAACAACGCAAAGATCGTGCTGAAAAAGCTGCTAAATCCCGTTGGGATAAAAAGAAACAGTTAGATCAAATGCCTTTAGCTATCTACGAAGGAATTTTAAAAATAGGTGAAACATCACTTGATGTTGCTGTTCTTGAAAATGATGTTCGCATTATTTCTACTGCGTCCGTTTTTCAGGCGTTAAATCGCCCTACTCGTGGGACGAGAGGTGCTTCAATCGTTGAAAATGAAGAGGTGATCAACTTACCTGCTTTTATGGACGCAAAAAACCTAAAACCATTTATAAATCAAGATGTTATTGATGTGATCAAACGTATCAAATTTAAAACTAAAGATGGTCAGATAAAAGAGGGGTATGATGCAACAATTCTTCCTATAGTTTGTGATGTTTACTTAAAAGCTAGGGAAGAAAAAGTCCTCACTAAAGTTCAATTTGATACAGCACAAAAAGCTGAAATTCTAGTTAGATCTTTAGCTAAAGTTGGGATTACCGCTTTAGTTGATGAGGCAACTGGATATCAAGATGCTAGAGCTAAAGACGCATTAGCAAAAATTTTTGAGGCTTTTGTCGCAAAAGAATTACAACCGTGGGTGAAAACATTCCCAATTGATTATTATAAAGAGTTATGCCGTTTATATGGTATTCAGTTTCCACCTAAAACAGGTAATCAATTTCCACAGTTTTTTGGACATATCACGAATAATGCTATTTATGAGAGGTTAGCTCCAGAATTGTTACCCGAGTTAAAAAAAATGGCAAATAAACAAGCCAAAAAAGCGAAATTACATCAATTTTTAACAGAAGATATTGGACATCCTAAATTGCGAGAACACCTATCATCAGTAATCACTATATTGAAATTATCAAAGGATAAAGAAACTTTTTATCAAAATTTAGATACCATTCACCCCAAGTTAAATGAAACAACCAATTTTGATCTTGAAACAGCATAAGCAGTAATATTTACTATCCTTTTTGGCGGTATCAAATAAAAAAAGCCTGTATTTTAAACAGGCTTTTTGAAATTTAAACTTTTAAGACTTTGCTAAGGGTAACAGCAATGCCAACCATAACAAGGGCAAAAATAATTAAACCATATGTCATTTGCTTTCCTCCTGTTTTAGTTTGTATCTGCGGATAATTCGACCGCTTTGTAATGCTGAATAAGCACCAATAAGTAACATCAGTGAATTAAATGTTTTTAAAGAAATCGGGTCTTTGCCATACAGCATAACAGGAATAGCCAGAATTGCAACTTTGGCGATGTCATTTGCGATTTTGGCCCAATCATCTAGGGTTTCTTTTTCGATAGGTCTTTTAAATAAGTTGATCATTGTATTCTCCTTGTTTCGCCATTCTAGAAAGAAGCCTATTTAGTGTCAATACTACTTTTTGCCACTCAAAAAAGCCCACCTGTTACAGTGGGCAAGGTTAGGAGTATGTATGTCTGCACGGGGTTTAACGCCTTCCGTGTGGGCGTAAATCATCGAAGTTGAATTTTGGGGCTTTCTATGTGATTTATTGCTTCTTCTTGCCAAATGTGGATATTAAATTCTTTTGTTATAGCCGCTGTATGTGGCATAACATTAATATCTGAGAAAGCTAAATAGTCATCTTTTGAATTGAAGATAAAATAAATTTGCTTTGTAGCCCGTGCTAATACATCACCGTGAATGACGATAGCATTCATTCCGCGCATTGCAAGATTGTGCAAGAGATACGGAATGACGTTGTCTGCTTTTTCTTCACAAAGGTAGAAATGCTGACTAGGTTTGTAGTCAAATGGATTTTGTGAGGTCATATTTTCCCACCATTTTGAAATAATCAGGCCGCCTGTGCCTGCTGTTGGATCATACCCAGAATAGTCTGAAACAGATTGGTGCAGATGTGTTATTTTGCTAAGTATTGTTGCAATTGAAGTTGGCGTGTAATCTTGCCGGAAAGTCTTACGTTCGGCAGAATAAGTTTCAAAATAGTGCTTGAATGTATCTTCGGCGTCGCCTAATTGGTAGGCTTGCAAGGCTTTGTAAAAGGTTTCTCTTCTTTGTTTATTAAAAAGAATTTCAGTTAGATACTTTTCAAATTGAATATGTTGCTCAATGGGGACATCGGCACATTCAAAAAATTGCTTTTGGGTGATTGTCATTAAATACCTGCCATAACTGCGTTAATTTTAGACTGGGCTTTCTGTTCAGCAGTCCCCATTAAATGGGTATAAACATCTTGAGTGATCGAAGTCTTTGAATGGCCAAGACGTTTAGAAACCACCTGCATATCCACTTCGTTGGCAATCAATAAACTTGCGTGGGTGTGCCTTAGGCTATGGACTGAAATTGGGTCAATACCTGCACGCTTGCAAGCGCGTTTAAGTTGATCGTTGATTGTTGTGTTATAAATGGCTTTTGCGTTGCTATTGGAATAGTACCAATCCGCCCAGATTGATTTTCCTTGCGGAGCGTTTTCAATTAAATCTCTAAGGATATAAGCAGTTCTAAAATCCAGTCGAACCACTCGCACGGATGAAAGCGTTTTTGTTCTGGTGAAATTGCTTGAATCAGCATTTTTCTTGATAGAAGACGCTTTATAGTCATAGGTTTTATTAATTGAGACAGTGAGATTATCAAAATCGAAATCTTCAGGTGTTAGCCCCATTCCTTCGGCAAAGCGCATTCCTGTTGTCAGCAGTAGATAGATAAAGTGATCCCAGTTTAATTCTTTTCTGTCAAGATTTAGGGCTCTCACCAATTTTTTTAGCTCATCTTCTTCAAGGAACTTTTTCCTTACTGGCGGCGGATTGCCGGTAATTTTAACCTTTGAGGTAAAATCTCGCAGTAAGATACCTTCGTCAATGAGTTCTCTTACGCAGGAACGCAAATGAATGTTGAAATCTTTTACTGTCTGAATTGAGTGCGTTTGAGCATAACGATTAATTAACTGCTGATAGTTAATTTTGTCGTAATCGTTAATATCATTAAGTTCTTCATACTCTCTCAATTTTACGAGAGAGTTTTCGTACTTTCGATAAGTTACGCGTTGAATCGTTCCTTTTTTGTAGGTGGTTATCCAGTGTTCAAAATAGTTTGAAAACGATGGATTTTCTAATTTCTGCATTGAGTTTCTCCTATTTCTCATTCAGAACCACACTCAAAGCCACGAGGAAAAAAGACTAAAAACGAGCGGCTAAGAATGCGGTTTTGAATGAAAGTTATGACAAGGCACACTAACTACGGCAAGAAGATTGGTCTAAAATAATCCGTAGATAATGACTCAGTGTGCCTTGTGATAAATTGGCGACCGCAGTAGGACTTGAACCTACAATCTCAGGTGGTGACAGCACCTTAGCTTATCCTTTTGCTATGCGGTCCTTTTGTTGCTGTTGCTTTTTGAGTTTTATCAATTTTTCTCGTAGTTGAATAAACACATTAAAAGTTTGTTTCACACTGCTGTCTAATTCGTGGTAATTCAGCTTATGTCGCCATAGCATTTCATTACGACTGATTAGTTCTAAATTAGATAACTCACAATTTTGAATATTGCCGTCTTTAAACCACAAAACAAATCCTTGAGGGATTTTGCCAAAGGCTTGCTCCCAGATAACACGTGATTTTCTTTCATAACGCTTAACTCCTGTTTTTATCAACACGGCTTTTGCCATAGGGCAAAATCGCTCGTAACCAATAGGCTTTAAATGTTCTCCTTTTTTAAATCGCCCATTTCTACCAGTCAGCCAACCTCTTTTAGCACACAGTACCCTAATTACTTGTGCGGTCTGATTACGGTTAAACTTTTGATTAAATAGTTTGGTTAATTCCGCTTGCGGTAAAGTGCAATTTTCTTTGATAAAGGCTAACTCTTCTTTGGTATATCGATTGCAATGTTGAACCGTTGAGATAATTCCTAATCGTTTTTTTAGCTTTCTAAAAACCTGCCTATTCTTTAGCAAACCAAATTGTTGATAAAAGGCCTGAATGAGATCTTTAGGAGCTAAATCTTTATGTTCACGGATAAAAGCAATATGTTCATCAGTAAACCTAAAGCGTTTTTTTGTCATTTTGTGCCTTTGATATTCTTAAAAAATCGGGTGCATCTGCCTCAATAGTGCGGTCACCGAAAAGCTGCATTGCTTTAATGGCTGTATTAGAATTTTGAATGATATTCGATGCAATACCAGATACCGCATTCGCTCTAGCAATTTCCCTTTTTAATTCTTCATCTGTTAAATCTTCATCTAACAATTTTTCTAATTGACTAAAAAGATGGTTGTTTAAATCAGTAATTTTATTTTTCATCGTCTAAATCCTCATTAACTCCTGACAACCACGGCGGATTTTTTGTGTGGCCCGCACGGTATTTACGCCGATTTCGCCTTTGTGGTAATTCGGTTTGACGGCTTGAAATTGAGCCGCCGCTTTTTCAATTTGGGATTTTGACGGAATCGGCAACATTACAAGTGCGGTCTTAATTCGGTCAGGTTTTCCCGTTTTGATTTTTTTCTGGCGAGATTTGGCAAACATTCTTGCTAATCTGCCAGCCTTGCCCATTGAGCGAATTTCTGCCTTTTCGCAGTATTTTTTGCTCGCTGGGTTACGTTCAATGACGATATTCATCATTCACCTCCGTTGTTGTTATTTATTCAATGCCGCACTTGTCTAACGTTCATCTCGGCTCGGTATCACGGTTGATTCTTTGCATTGCATTCCTCTCGGTTCTGCTGCCTTGGTTCTCCGTAAATACGGCATTGAATAAATAAGCCTGTTTGCCTCAGCCCCACTGGCACAGACTTGCCAACCTTTCGGCTTCCTTTTGTAAAAAGGGGAGTGGGTTCTAAATTGTTAAAGAGCATCATCACCAAGATGAAATATTGAATTAGCTAAATTTATGTAGTAGCTTTAAAAGCAACCTTGCAATGCGTGATTGTGGCTTGACTGGAACATATATTGAACAGTAAAGCTCACCATCAATAGTTGCTTGGGACATTGCTTTGACTTTTTCTTGTGCTTCTTCAAATGAGTTGGCGTAGACATCTGAACACCACTTCTTTCCTTTGAAGAAGTAAGAAATTGCATAGCGTTTCATTTCGTTTTGCATAAGGAGTTACCTCTATGTATTTTGAAATTTTCAAAGGTGTTAATGGTCAGTGGTATTGGCGACTAAAAGCCGCCAATCACGAACCTATAGCTCAAAGTGAAGGTTATACGACCAAACAAAACTGCTTACATTGTATCGGGCTTGTTATGGACACTAACCGACAAACACCTGTTCGCGAAGTTTAATTATCCAAGCCCTGTTACCGCAGGGCTTTTTATTTCATCTTGATTGTTAAAGAGCATTAAACGTTGTTTCGTTTTGATGGGTGTATAATAGTAAAGTTTTCTTTATTTGTAAAGTTTTATTTTTAAAATAAACTTTATTTTTATTTTGATTGGTTGATTTTTAACCGATTGGATAAGGACGGAAAATAAAAAAGCCCCTAAATAGGGGCCGTGGGCTTATGAAAGAAAAGAGGGGATTTATTTAATGGGGTGAGATTGGGGGGGGGAGAAAAGAAAACCGCCACTAGGGCGGTTTGTTTATTGCTCTATTCTAACAAATTGGCTTTTTGTGATTTTCCCATTTTCCTTAAGTTCTTCATAGGCAATCTTTACAAGGTTATTTGTACCTAAGGCATCTTTTAAGGCTGATAGTTCTTCGTCACTCATAAGAGTTAATGAGGTACTAAGCGTAAATTCGGTATCATCAGATTCCCTTATTACACTAACATCAATATCTGTTTCGATATATTGAGGAGCGTAAAGCTCAATACCTTTAATCATAAACCAATCAACTTTGGGGGTTTTTGTCCTGTGTTTAGAGGTTCGTTTTTTGTAGTCATCTAGTAATGTCCTATCTGCAGTAATCTGGTTTAATGTTGCTTGTTCCGCATTTGGGTCTTTTGCTACTTCTTTGAAGAATTGGGCTTGAGCTTGCTCAGAATGCAGTTCAATCTCATTTGAGATCTCAGTTTTGCCGCGTTCTTTTAGCAATTCGAAAGCTTGTTTATTTGTGTCTGAAAGTGCCGTAATTGCATTGTTAATTGTTGCTGCTGAAGTCGCCTGCTCAATAGCTTGGTTATCAAGCCATTTATAACCAAGCCCACCAATAATACCAAGAAAAGTGACTAAGACAGCTAATTTTTGCCAACCATTCATACCCACCATCCCATCTTTTATCACACTAAATATTCCGTTAGCAATTTGAGTGTTATCACTTTCACCTTCGGAAGAGCCTTCTTTAATTTTAAAGATTATATCAATATTTTTTCTATCCTCCAAAGTTAAACGCTGAAGATTGGAGGTTTCATATTTAATCAAGCAATAAGATTTTTGAATTTCTAAAATAAGTTCTGATAACGCATTAAGTAATGGCGTTGTCAGTGTCGATGAATAGGTACTTCCTTTTACATTAAAGAATAAATTGGGGTATCCATTAAATTCTATATTGGGAAGTTCAAAATCTTTACTGTTTAATTTTTGACCTTCATCAATGATAATGGAGGAAATATAATCTAAAAACTCAGTTTCATTTGTTATTACCATATGTTATTTTCCTTATTGAAAACTAACTTTTGGGGAACTCATTGAGATGATAAAGAAAAACCCATAACAACCGTACAGATAGTAAAAATGGTCTGTGAGCTGCTATGGGTTCCGTCATATTCTGTCTCAGGAACTGTGTCCCGGAATCAGCAGCAAAGAATCATAAAAATCGTTTCTAATCATTCTCTGCTTCTGTGCTGTATAATAGTGTCTAATTTTTTATTGTCAAGTAAAGTTTTTTCGTTTAGGCAATGAAAATACATTGATTTTCGGTTAGGAGGAGTTTTAGCGATTGCAATGCGGCATAAATGTATTTTTTCACGGTGCCGTCGCTGACGTCCATTTCTTGACAAATTTGATTAATACTTTTACCTGAAACAAAGCGGAGCATAAACGCTTGAAATAGTTCTGGGGTAACCGCTCGCATTTTGATTGTGCAAGCGTTGATTTTTAGTGCCGTATCATCATCAAGCACGGGAATGCCGTGGTGCCATTTTTCTGCTTCTTTTAAAAAGGGCTCAATAGCGGGGTAGCCTAAGCCGTGCCCTTCATTCGCCCATTTTCCGTAGCGTATTGCAGTGGTGTGGATGTCATCAATAGCTCGCATTATTTTACTCCTTCAATATGTACTTCAACTTTTCCCCCTTTCACTGGCTTAAGTTTTTCAGCCACCAATTTAACAATCAAACTGTCATCTTGGATCACCTCCGCTTTAACGAGGGCGTCGAGCAAGGCTTTAAAAATATTATCAATATCCCGCCTGCGGTTGTCGGGTGGGTAAATGCTAATATTTACCGCGACCTTTCCCGCAAAGTGCGGTGCGTTTTGGCTGAGGATTTTTACCGCTTGCTGATAGGCTTTGCCTTGTGTCGTCACATAATGCAGGCCTGATTTTGTGTGTTTCCAGTAATGATTGACCGTAGGCGGGTAAGGGAGAGTTAGGATTAGTTCGCTCATAACAACCCCACTGATTCCAATTCACGGTGGTAAGTCGATTTTTTCTTTATATTGCATACTGTTTGGGCTGAAACACCAAAAGTGCAACCAATATCTTTGTATTTACCTTCCGCAAAAAAGATTTCTTTTATTTGTTCTGCTTTAAGTTTCTTACTCCACTTATAATTTTTAAGAACGTGAATCATATGGTGATTATTTTCTTTCGCTGTTACCCATTCCAAGTTCATAACTAAATTATTATTTTTATCTCCATCTTTATGATTAACTTCTAAATGCTGTCTTTTACCAATTCCACGAATATAGTTATTTCTCCAACTCAAATTTGTCATAGCTTGCCTTCCATTCTAAGAATAGCCTGTGTTCTAAAAACCCCTTCCGCCAAAGCCAACCGTAATTCATCTCTTGAATAACTTGTTTTAACTCTGAAGTCGGCAGCATCGTGGCAACTGCTGCAAGCCCACGCACCGAAAATATCATCAGGCTTTTGACCTACACCATTAATCCCAGCCATACGATAATGTGCTAGGACCACCGTTTCAGGATTAAAATTGCAAATGCCTGGCAACCGCACTTGGCATTCACGTCCTTTGGCTTCTTTGCGTAAATTCATCTAACCTCCAAACGCTATCAACTGATTAATTTTGTTTTCCAATTCCCATTCATTTTGATAGATGTGACACAGGGTTTCATTCCAAATCACGCCATACACGCCTTTGTACACTTCATTAAATTTCTCCTGAGGTAGCCTATCAAAAGCGATTGACCAACGTATTTTGATTGTGCCTCCGTCTTGGTTTGGTTTAATGTCGTAAAACCCGGCTTTTTTCATCACGTGATCGAGATAGGCTTCAAGGGTTTTCATTCCTTCATAATCTAATTTTGCTTCACGGTTTGATCGCACTTTTGCTAATACTTTGTCGGCAATGGGTTTTGTAATGTTGGTATACAAATTCTCATCATTAGCCGCTATCGCAATTTCTTTTGCCACCGCTTGGGCAACCCATTCTTCCGCCTGAGTTAAAACGCTAAATTCTGGATGCCAATATTCAAAGCCTGCATCAAGCAAAGCAAAAAATTTCTTGTGATGCTGATAATTGCGATTATGAGATAACGGCACAATTTTCACCGCACTTCCTATAGGTAACGACTTCAACAAATTGCGATCGTAATCCGTTTCCGCCACAATCGCCCCGTTGGCGTATTTCACGGCGTGGATCTCAGTTTTGCGACGTGTTTTACTTGCCATACCCACCGCACTTCTTCACAAAATCTAACGTAACCGAACGCTGTAAGAGCCAGTCAAAAACATATTTCGGCGTGCACCACGTGTCTTTGTCGAATTGTTGTTCGGTCATCATTTCATCCCTAAAATCGCTTTGCATTTTTCAATGCCGTGTTGATTAATTTTTCTTTGCACTTCAGGCGGAACAAAGCTCGGTTTCGCTGGCAGGGTGATTTGCGGTTTAGGCAACGTTTCGCCCGCTTCCAAACGTGTTGCCATTGAGTCTAATGCTTCTCCCACCGCCTTTCTCAATTCTTTTTTTGTTGCCTCACGATTGTCGCAATACAAATCCGTCAGCAGCCAATATTCCGCATCGCTCTCAAATTGGAATTTGTGGATTTCCAGCATTCCGTAGCCTTGGAATTTCTTGAGTCGTTGGTAAAGCTCTTCTTCGTTCGGCAAACCTAACGCTTCAAAGCGATCTTGCTTGCACCAAGAAATAAACTTGCCCACACCGGGGAAATAATCATCAGGTTTCGACCGCACTTTACGCATTCCCGCACGAACTTGCTCAATGGTGCGAATATTGTTTTCCGCAAAGCCTAAAACCCAAGTGCGCTTGGTGATGGGTAGCTGCACTTCGTCAAATTGACCACGCATTGCTGGGCAAGCAGCGAATAATTGCGAAAAAATCTGATCAACCAATTTTTCAATCTCATTGGGCAAGCGTTGCGATTTTTGCTGTGGCTGGCTGGGAAATTTAGCTTGTCTTGCCATTGCGTTTTGCATTGTTTGCGGATTAACTTGTCTGATCACAGCATTCCTCTCCAACCTTCCTCGGTGTTCCATTCAATCGCATTCAATTCTGAAGCCGTTTTACGCTGTGGTTTTGAGTTGTTTTTCTTCACCGTGAGCTGATCCCATTTCTCCCGCAGCTTGGCAGGGCTAAGAATATTGGTTTTCCAGAACAAGTCTTGGTTTGCCCACTGAAACAGTCCGCAAATTTCCCTATGCGTTCGCTTATCACGCTCACGCATCAGGCGGATCTCATTCGCCCAGTTTTCGAAAGACGGCGTTTTGGTGTTGGGGTTAAGTTTTAGGATTAATCCAAAAATCCACTGTGCGGCAGTCATATCGTCATCGGAAAATTTAAACCGAGATTTTTTGCCCACGCTGCCGTCCGAAATTTTTTCGGACGAAGAAGTATGGTTAATTGACTGGTTAATAGAGTGACTGGTTCTGGGTGAAATATTTTC